TTGTCCTTAGACAATGCTTGAAATGCGGTTCTATAAGCGAACACGCACGTATCTTATCTCTCCTTTTTCAATAGGCGTTAGAATCTCGTAGCTACTCTCTTCCACTGGATTCCAAGCCTCTTCTTCTGTACTCCACTCGTAACAAATGACTTCGTCATCCTCGTAATCAACTTGAAAATTACAGGCAGAATGGAAAGCAGACTCGTAGGGAAAGGAAACTCCCTTATATATAATATCAAACACAGGCGATACGTCAAGCGGCTTATCTGTTTTTGTGATTTTATATTTTTCTGATTTTTGTAGCAATGCTTTTGGATTTTCCAAGGGTATCGACTCAAACGAAACGGTCACATCCTCATCGGAAACGTGGTCCTCAACGTTCAAGTCCCGGTCAGCTGTTAAAGCTATATCAAGGGGACTCTCTAGTTTAAAACCCTCCACTTCTGAATAACACCGTGCACCTTCAGGTAGATATTCACTCCCACCTCGACTCCTGCATCTGCGTAAAGCATGAACTTAAGCGTAGGTAAATGAGAAGAAACGGGCTGAATCTGTCTGGAAAGGGTATCTTCAGGCACTATGGCTTGAATATGGCGAACACCAGTGTTCACCATGTTTGAAGTGTAAGAAATGCTATTGGACTTTTGTGCCAATTGCGTGTCTGTGATGCTCTGCATCGATGAAACAACTCCAGCTCTCAAAGACTGGTTGGTATCTGTGGCCTTGAAATGAACTTCAAGTTTAATCAGGTCCACATTACCACAACCTTCTAACTCGTTACGGCACATCACTGAAAGGGTATCACCAAATTTGATGTCTTTGGTAGTGTTCCAAGAATAGTAAACAATGAAATTTTCAGGTAACTCTCTGCTAATGATTGGTTCTAAAGGGGCTGCTCCTGTGATAGGAGGATTCTCGATTCGGTCGGCCATGGTAGATATCACAAATCTGAAGTCTATTCAGTAAGCCATACTGGCTAAAACTGAATCAACTGCGGCGAACATTTGTGTTCTTGATTCCACTAGGCTACTCGTATGAACTGCTTCATTAACCGGTAATGAGGCAGAATCCAAGATCTCCATTTTACTTAACAGGTGCGTTCGATCAGAGAAAAGCTCACCATCTAGCTTTAAAATACTCCAATCGGGTCTCGTCGTCAGTCCTTCTTTCTTCAGGTTGAACATCATTCTCGTCATTATCTGGTGCGCTTCTAGTTCATCTTCATCTAGGCACTCCATCAGATGTTCCTTCTTCAGGTAGTTGAAAACCCAAAGGTATGCGTATCCTTTGACTGCGTCTTCTCCGGCTCCCATACTGATCTTGCCAATGAAACGTTTCAACAAAATGATCGGGTCTTTGAAGAGTTTACTCTTTTTGACTATAAATGAGCAAAACTCTCCTCTGACTGAGTCGAAACGTTTATCTTCACATGGGTCAACATGCGAATAAACCACATACATCGGATTGGGGGTTAAACCCCCTCTCCTCATGGTATCGTCTCCCCC